GCTCCGGGAATCTACGTAAGAAAAATGTCCTTGCCCAAATGCCCCGGTTCGCCGTAAACCTCCGGCCATGATCGAGGCCTAGCGCGCAAATGACGCGCTCGCGGCCTCCTCCGATCCTTCACTCGACGCACACCGCTCACCCAACCCTCTCCCTCGCGCCGCGAGGAGAGGGCGTTTGTCGTTGTCTGCGCAAGGGGCCTCATGTTCGCAACCATCTGCAGCGCGATCCCGGCCGATCCGGATTACCCGGAGCGGACGCGGCGGCTCGACGTGCTCGGGCGGGTGCTCGACGGCACGCTCTATGACGCGCTGTCCTACGAGTTTCACGAAGAGCGCGGGGCGGGCGGCGAATACATTCCGCTGCGCGATCGGCGACCGAGCGTGCGGTATCCGCTGGCGCGGATCGTCGTGGACGATAGCGTGGCGCTGGTGTTCAGCGACGGGCACTTTCCCGCGATCGGATGCGCGGATGCCGGCGTGCGGGCGGCGCTCGCCGATATCGCCGACGAGAGCGGCCTCAATCAGGTGATAGCGGAAGCGGCGCTGCGCGGCAGCGTCGGGTCGGTCGCGATCCTGCTGCGGGTGCTGAGCGGGCGGGTGTTCTTTCGCGTGCTGCCGAGCCTCTATCTGACGCCGGTGTACGAGGCGCAGGCGCCGGACACGTTGGCGCGGGTGACCGAGCGCTACAAGGTGCGCGGGTCGGTGCTGGCGGCCCAAGGCTACGAGATCGCCGATCCGCAGGCGCTTCATTGGTTCCAGCGGGTGTGGGACGCGGAGCGGGAAGTGTGGTTCGTCCCGCAAGCGGTGGGTGCTGCCGGTGCGCTGGAGATCGACGAAGCGCGCAGCGTGACGCACGGGCTCGGCTTCGTGCCGATCGTGTGGGTGCGCAACCTGCCCGGCGGCGACGATGTCGATGGCGCCTGCACCTTTCGCGCGGCGGTCGAGACGTCGATCGAGATCGACTATCAGCTCAGCCAAGCAGGGCGGGGGCTCAAATATTCCTCCGATCCGACGCTGCTGATCCGCGAGCCTGCGGGCGTGGACGGCGAGATCGTGCGCGGCGCGAACGCGCTGGTCGTGTCCGAGCGGGGCGACGCGAAGCTGCTGGAGATCAACGGCACGGCGGCGGCTGCGGTGATCGATTATGTCCGCACACTGCGCGAGATGGCGCTGGAGGGCGTGCACGGGAACCGCGCGAGCGCGGACCGACTGACCGCACCGCAATCCGGCCGCGCGATGGAGATGATGAACCAGGGGCTGGTGTGGCTCGCGGACAATCTGCGGGTCAGCTACGGCGGCGCGCTGTTGGCGCTGGCACGGATGGTTCTTCGGGCGGGGGCGAAATATGCGCTGACCGCGTTCGGTGAGCCGGTCGGGCCGCTCGATCCGACGGTGCGCCTGACATTGGCCTGGCCGCGCTGGTACGCGCCGACGGCACAGGACACGCAGGCTGATGTGCAGAGCCTGACGGCGCTGGTGGGCGCGCGGCTGCTCTCGCGCGCGGCGGCGGTGCGCGCGGTCGCGGAGCGGTTTGCGGTGGATGACATCGCGGCCGAGCTGGAACGGCTCGGCGGGGAACACGATTCCGAAACGACAACGGACGAGGACGCATGAGCGAGGCAGTGGAGCCCGCGCCCGACGCGGCGCTGACGACGGATGAGGCCGCGCGTGCGGCCGTGTTGGAGCGGCGCCTCGCAGAGCTGGAGGCGACACTGAATGCGCGGCTCGTGCGGGCCGAGCTGAAGGCGGAGGCGGTGCGGCACGGGATGGTCGATCTCGACGGCCTGAAGCTCGTCGATCCCGCCGCAGTGACGATCGACGAGGCCGGCGAGGTGCGCGGGGCTGCCGCGCTGATGCGGGAGCTGAAGCGGGCGAAGCCGTGGCTGTTCGGCGGCGCGAGCACGTCGAGCGCCGCTTCGCCGCCGCCGGCGCAAGCGCCGAAGCTGCGGATGGCGTCGGAGATGTCGCACGACGAGTGGCAGGCGGCGCGGGCGTCGTTGCTGCAGCGGCGTTAGTTTTTCTCACGCACCGGCGATATCGGTGCGGTGTCGCGATGGCGGGTCGAGACCCGCCCTACTGTGAACCGATAGCGGAGAGCGAGCAGAGATGGGTATCCAGAACTTCCCGGCGGCGCTGCAGCCGATCATCCAGCAGGGCTTCCTCGAGCGCGAGTTCGAGCAGGCGATGCACAGCAAGCTCGGCTACCGCGCTTGCGCCGACCGCGAGGAATTCGCCGTCGGCATCGGCGAGACGCTGACCAAGACGCGTGCGGGATTGCGGCCCTCGATGACGACGCCGCTCGTGGCGGCGACCAACACCAATCTCGACAACGGCCTGGTGCCGCAGAGCTTCGCGGTCGAGCAATACACGATCACGCTGAACCATTATGCCGCGACCACCGACCTCAACATGGTGACCAGCCGTGCGGGGATCGCGTCGCTGTTCCTGCTGAATGCGGCGCTGAATGGGGAGCAGGCGGCGCGCTCGCTCGACGAGTTGGCGCGGAATGCGCTGTACAGTCCGTATTACGGCGGCAACACGCGCGTCCGGACAACGCTCCTCAGCGCCGGTCCCGCGCTCGCGGTGGATGACGTGCGCGGGTTCCAGACCGTGTTCGTCAATGGCGTGCAGACGCCGGTTGGCGCCAGTGCGTCGATGACGGTCAACGTCGGAGCGAACAGCTACACGCTCGTCGGCGTGTCTGTTGACGCCACCAACAATTCCACCGCGTTCACGACCGGCGGAATCTCGGGGGTGCTGACATTCAACGGCAACGTCACCACCACCGACGGCACCATCGGCAACACCGTGACGGCCTCCACGGCCAGCGCGATCGTGCGGCCGAACGGGCGCACCAATACCTGGCAGCTGCAGGCGGGCGATCAGCTCGACATGTCGACGTTGCTCAACGCGGTCGCAATTCTACGGCAGAACGCGGTTCCCGAGATCGACGGGGTGTTCAACTGCTATCTCGATCCGGTGTCGGCACGGCAGCTCTTTGCCGACCAGGCGTTCCGGCAGTTGTTCCAGGGTGCCACGTCGGCGAACCAAGTGTTCAAGCGCGGCATGATCAGCGACTTCCTGGGCCTGCGCTTCATCCCGACCACCGAAGCCGTGGTGCAGAGTCAAACGCCGGTCGCGGGCACGGTCGTGCGGCGGCCGATCGTGTGCGGCAAGGGTGCGCTGATCGAGGGCGATTTCGCGGGCATGGCGCATAGCGACGTCGCGCCGAAGGACAGCATCATCAGCGTGATCGACGGCGTGTGCATGGTGACCCGCGAGCCGGTCGACCGGCTGCAGCAGATCATTGCGCAGAGCTGGTACTGGATCGGCGGGTTCTGTGCGCCGAGCGACACGACAACCACGCCGTCGAATGTGCCGACCGCGACGAATGCCGCGTTCAAGCGGGCGGTGATGATCGAGCATCTCGGGTGACGGCGTAGGGCGGGCCTTGGCCCGCCGCTTCAGTATGGCGGCAACGGCGGACCGAAGTCCGCCCTACGGTGGTTTGCTGACATGTTCACCGACTGCGAGAAGACCGACATCCGCCGCCACTGCGGTTATCCGGCCGTGGGTACGGGGGCGGACGGGTTCCAGAACTGGCGATTCTATCAGGCGTACGGGCTGATGGAATACCGCCTGCTGCGGATGAGCGGTCCGGAGGAGGCGGTAGTTCGCGGGTATCTCGCGACACTCGCGACTCTGGAGGCGGCGGTTCCCGCCGCAGGGACGACGCTCGACACCGCCGAGGCGGCGACGTGGACGCGCAACGCGGCGGAGCTCTCGGAGCGGACGCGGCTGTTCGACGACTGGCGGCGCCGGCTGTGCGGGTTCATCGGCGTGCCGCCAGGGCCCGCGCTGGCGGGCTCGACGGCCTCCGTTCGGCTGGTGGTCTGATGGACGGCGTTCAGCTGCAGGATCTGATCCGGCGCGGCAACGGGCGCGCGGCGGTGATCGCAGGCGACTGGTGCGACGCGTACCGGCCCCGGGGCGTGAGCAAACCACTCGCGCGAATCAACAGATTCATCAAATTGCCGGCGGTGTTCACGCGGCCGGGCGGCCGTGCGTCGCTCGGTTATGGCGAGCCGGTTTGGGCCGGCGTGTTCGACGCGGCTTACACGAAGCCGGGCGACTACCTCGTGCGTGCGGGCGACAACGTGACCTGGTTCGTCGCGGCGCAGGAAAAGCTGCTGCCGGTTGTGTGCGTGCGGACCAACCGCGTCGTGGGGTTCGCGCGGCCGGGGGCGCCGAGTGCCGCGGGGGTGAATTCGTATGGCGGCGTGAGCGCGGCCACCGCGGTATTGCTGTGCGCCGGATGGCCCGCGAGCGTGCTGACCTCGGGCACGCGCGGCGTCGACTCGGCGCAGTTGCCGGCGGACGGGAAGCCGGGGGCGTGGACGGTGCTGCTGCCCACGATCGCGGGCGTGGTGTTTGCGCCAGGGGACCTGATGACGGACGACCTCGGGCGTACCGGCGTGATCTCGACGGCGGAGCTGTCCGCGCTCGGCTGGCGGCTGCTAGTGCGGCAAACGACCACGTAGGGCGGGGGCATGGCCGATCAGTCCGATGTCGAGACGGCGCTCGCTGCGCTCGTTTCCGCCACGCTGTATCCGAACGGCGCAGCCGCGGCGAGTGTCGTCGGCTCGACGGTACGAATCTACCGTGGGTGGCCGAATCAGACCGCGCTCAACGCGGATCTCGCGAACGGCGTGGTGAACGTGACGGTGTTCCCCGAGGTTGGGCATCAGCGGAACACGACACGCTTTCCGCCGGACTATGTCATTCCAATACCGGCGGTGCCGACGCTGGCCGTCACCTGTGCCGGCACGACGGCGACGTTCGCGGGGTCGGCGGCGGCGGGGCAACTCGCCGGGCTTTTGGCGAACAATGTCGCCGCGGTGCATCGGACGGCGACGGGCGATACGCCGGAGATGGTGGCGGCGGTGCTGGCGACGCGGTTGGCGACGATGATGCCCGCGAGTGCGGCGGGTGCGGTGGTGACGGTGCCGGGCGCCTGGCGGCTGATTGGGCGCGTCGTCGCCGATCAGCCGGCGCTGATGGAGGCGCGCCGGCAGCAGCAGGGATTTCGGATCACCTGCTGGTGTCCCGATCCGGCGACGCGCGACGCCTGCGCGGTCGCGATCGATACGGCGCTGGCGCAGGTGACGTTTCTGACACTGGCAGA